TTTTTATAATGTATGCAACTAAAAAATAATTCCTTTATGGAATCAGCTAGAGAACAAGTATGGCAGATTCAGACAAAAATATAGTTATAACTCCAAATATCAGTTCGTCGTCAGATAACCCAAAAATTGTGTTCTCTGGAGCAGACGCGGCTACGGCTGCTCAGGATATTACTCTTTATACTTACCCTACTAGCAATGGAACACTGAGCTTTGAAGGCTCTGCAGGTCAACTATTTTCAATTACCAACGATTTAACAGGCACAATTTTTTCTGTTAATGATGTTTCTGGTATTCCTTCCATTGAAGTAGACGCTGATGGTACTGTACGCCTAGCAGAGTTCGGCGGAAACGTACTGATTGGTACTGCAACAGATGACGGAACGAATTTACTTCAGGTTGATGGTAGCGTACTTGCCACTACATTCTCTGGCGCGCTTTCAGGTAACGCTACTACTGCTACTACACTCCAGACTTCTCGTACTATTGCGCTTGGAGGAGTTCTTTCAGGGTCAGCATCCTTTGATGGTAGTTCTAATATTACAATTACAGCCGCTCATACTAGCGATCCTGTTATTACATTAACTGGCGCTGTGACTGGTACTGGCACTATGACCAATCTTGGCAATGTTAGTATTGCAACCACGGCTACGTCAGACCCAATAATTACCCTTACTGGAGCAGTTACTGGTTCAGGAACAATGACCAACCTTGGTAATGTAAGTATTACCACAACCAACACTGCCGACCCAACTCTTACATTAGCTGGTGATGCTACAGGCTCTGCCACGTTTACGAATCTTGGTAATGCTACGTTGACTGTTACTGTGGCTGATGATAGCCATAATCACATTATTAGCAATGTCGATGGATTGCAGGGTGCACTTGATGCAAAATTAAACCTTTCTGGCGGTACTCTTACTGGTGCGTTAAGTGGAACAACAGGTGCTTTTAGCACTAGCCTAAGCCTTGGCTCAGAGGTTGTTCTTGCCGAGTCTACAGATCGCGCTGATTTGCTACAGATTTCTTCTACTACATCAACTTGGGGAGGCTTACAAATCCGTAACTCCATAAGTGAAGGCCGATGGTCTTTCATGACTGATGGAGAAGTTGCGGGAATCTACAACGACGAAGATGAGCAGTGGCATATTTATATGACAGAAGTTGGAAGCACTCAACTACGATATGCCGGAAGCGTCAAAATTGAAACAACTAATACTGGCGTAGCTATTACTGGCACAGCCACAGCCACAACATTCTCCGGCGCTCTGTCTGGTAACGCTACTACTGCCACTACGCTCGCAACTGCTCGCACAATCAACGGCGTTTCGTTTAACGGTTCTGCGAATATTACCGTTACTGCGAATACACCAAATACACTGACTCGCGGCACTTATCTAACAGGTTCTAATTTCAATGGTTCGGCCGCTACTACGTGGGCCGTAGACGCCACAACAGCAGCAACAGCAAGTAAAGTAGTAGCTCGTGACGGAAACGGTTACGTTTTTGCGGGTTACTATAATTCTGCCGGGACATTCTCCACTACTGGCGTTACTTCTGGCATGGCTAGGTTTACGGGAACTAACGGCACAGATACCTACGGACGTTCTTACACAGCGGCAGCGGCAGCGACATTATTGTCCGGCCAAACGATGAACATTGCGGGTAACGCAACTACTGCCACTACGCTCGCAACAGCCCGTACAATCAACGGCGTTTCGTTCGACGGCTCCGCGAATATTACTGTAGCTGACGCAACCAAGCTGCCTTTAACTGGCGGTACGCTGACAGGCGATTTAAACGTAGATACCGATATAACTGCTGGAAGCACAAGCAAGACATCAGATACAGTAATACGAGTACAAGCTGGCGATGCAAATAGTGCAGGATTTATAGCAAACGGCTCCGCACAAGGTACTGCTTACTTTGAATGGTCGCAGAATTCAGCAGGCGATGTAGGCGGTGGAGTTGTATATAATGGAGATGGATCTCCTGCATTTGGTGCTAGTGAAGTTACTGATAGAACAACTTTTTACCGCATGCAATTTGGTAGGATTAAAGTTTTTGACTACCCATACAACAGTAACACGGTAACTTTTTATGGCGACACAACCGCTGATGGTACAGTAACGTCTTCTACTTCTTTCCGCGCACCAATATTCTACGATACCAACAACACTGCTTACTATATAGACCCAGTCAGTACAGGAACCGCAGGAAAATTCAATGGCACTGTAATCTGTAAAAATGTAGACGAAGGTGTTTATTCTAATACTGGTACGACTTTAAACCCCAACCTCGGTGCTATTCAGTTTAAGACTCTAACAGCCAATACTACTTTTACAGATTCTGTTGATAGTGGCGAGTCAATGACACTGCGTTTAGACGGCGGTGCGACATACACGGTTACTTGGCCGACTATGACGTGGATTACCTCCGGGGGAAACGTAGCGCCTACACTCAATGGCACTAAGGATGTCATCGTGCTTTGGAAAGAAGGTACAACCCTGTACGGAGCGTATGCAGGGTATGGAGCTTAATAATGCTAAGCCGGACTCTTATAGCAGCCGCAGGTAATGCAGGTGGTGGAATTTCTTATTGGATAAATGAGGTTGATATAAATGCTTCGTCTGCTACCTTCGACCTAGTACTTGGCGCAAGCGAAGCCAGAGAAAGCGTTATTGTACGCGCACAGGTCGGCTCTGAAGGAAGGTACATAGAACTAGATAACGCAGGGGACTATTTAAGGTCGGGATCAGAAACGACATCTTCTAGTCAGCAAACTTTTATTCCTTTTAATAACAATTATCTACTCCAAGCAGGAAACTCAGCTAACTTAAGGGAGTATTATTTAGAAACAGGAACGTCTAGCACAGCCCTTCAGTATTCATATAGCGGGATAGCTAATTCCGGCGTAACGGGCGGTTATGGGCGTAATTCGTTAGCTCCCGGTCTTACCTCAGACACGGTTTGCTATGCTTTTGGCAAAAGAGAATATTACTATGTGGGGCCGTATTTAGCATGGATTCCGTATATGTATGTATCTGCTAACTATGAACCTTTAGCTAATCCTGTCACTAATGGCGCAAGAGTCTTCTCCCGCAGCGGATCGTTTGGGGATAGTTATTTTTGGCAACCCGCAGTTTCTGAAAATACATACAGCGGAAAACATTCTGTTTGTTTTATGGAATCTTTTTCAGCTAGTAACCTTCATATAGCTGACATTAACGGATCAAATGTTTCTAACGAAAGAAGAACAATATATTCTTTGTCAGACACTACTAAAAACATTTTTGTAGACTCTACAGGTAAAACAACCATAGTAACCTATGAGTATTCAAATAAAATAAAATTACTAAGAGGTTCTACAGCAGGTAGTTTATCTTCTATTACCTCATCGTATAAATTTTCAACATCACCTATTTATGGCGGTTTCATTGCATCTGTCATGGACTCTAATGACAACATATATCTGCTTACAGATGCGCTGAATCTTTTTAAGTTTACAACATCAAACACGATAGATTGGTCTTTAAGTCTTACCGACTCAAGAGGCAGTTTCGCAGGAAGACCTTTAAATATGGTTTTAGGAGTTGAAGGCGATACAGAATATCTTTACATAGGAAAACAAGCGGAGCTTAATTCATCGCCTGCTAATTATAAGCTGTATATTTGGAAACTTCCTCTTGACGCAAATAACTATACTGGTACTTACGGCACATACACAATTAGCTCGTTTACAAATCCAACGGTAACGTCAGGCTCCATTACAACCTCTGCCGCTAGTTATAGCAATTCAGCTGTAACAATGAGCAACACAGCTATAAATTCGCCAACTCAGGCTACTGAGCTTTCTACTCACACGACAAATGTCACAGCAATATAGGAAATTAAGATTATGTACATTCTAGTAGATAATAACAACTCGGTCGTAGAGTTTCCTTACTCAATAGAAAAAATGAAAAAAGATAATTCTACAGTTTCTTTTCCCAAGCACCTTAGTGAAGAGGTTTTGAACTCTTTTAACGTGTATTCTGTTGTAGTTAAGGAATCGCCTTCTTTTGACCCTGTAACCCACGAAGCAACTCTATCAGACAGTATATATTTAGAAGAAGAGGTTTGGTACTTAGACTTTATTGTGCGAGAAAAAACCGAAGACGAAAAACAATTATATGCGGCAAATCTTGCTTATCATATTAGAGAAAGAAGAGACAGCTTGCTAAAAGATAGTGACTGGACCCACGTTACAGATAGTGCTTTGCCCGAATCTCAAAAATTACTTTGGTCTTCATATAGGACAGCATTGAGAGACATTACGGATCAAGAAAATTTCCCATACAGTGTTGAGTGGCCTAGTTTTGATAATTAGCAAGCAATATAAATTTATATATATCGGAATACCAAAAACAGGGTCTACAACCTGCGTTTCTTATTTAGCGGATTCTGGCTTGCTTACGAACGAAGACATTTTTGGGAACAAAAGCGCTAGAAAGTTGGTTGAATTTGTACAACGCTCTGAGCCAACAGACAATCTTAATTTTCTATTTGATCACATATTTTACAACAACTACAGACACGCCAAATATAAAAATGCAGAAAAAGATTACCCAGAAATAAAAAATTATACATCTTATGCGACAATAAGAAACCCAATAGACCGTCTAGTGTCTGCCGCAGTAATGATCGGAAGCGCAGGGCTTACTAACATTAATGAAGATAATTTGCTCATTGACAGAATAGAAAGCTTTATAGGGGCAGGGCATATTTTCGGGCAAAAACAGTGTGACTTTATAACTAAAGACACAATACTGTGGCCTACAGAAAAACTACAAGAATGTGTAGAAGATTTTGTGCGTGGTCTTGGCGGCAGAGTGAGAAGCGGATGGCATTGCCGAAACAATAACTCGGGTCAATACAGCCATCTTCTTAGCGAGCAACTAATTAGCAAAATAAAATCTACATATAGTGAAGACTATGAACTTTGGGAAAAAGCCTACGCGGCTCATATCAACTGAGGAAGAATAAAGATGGCTATCACATACACTTGGAAAGTAACCGACATGAAAGTCCGCAATCAGGACATCGAAAGCACTACATATGAAAAAACTGTAGTTCAAACCTTTTGGGAAAAAACTGGTACTGATGAAAACGGCAATACAGGTATGTTTGCTGGTGCAACCCCTTTTCAGTACAACCCAGAGTCTTCTACGTTTATTCCTTTTTCAGAATTGACCGAAGAGATTGTTATTGGTTGGATTCAAGGCGTGGTTGTTGGCTCCTATGAAGAGCACGTCAATGAGAGAATACAGAAAGACATTGATGAAAAAGCGAGCCCGATTATAGAAGCTGTATTGCCTTGGGGGTCTTAAAAGTATGTGATGATGTAGTTAACGCATACAAAAAATTGATCTACTAACCCTAATAAAAAGCCCTCACTTGGAGGGCTTTTTACTTACTTAAATATGTCTTGCCAGTTTCCTGTAGTACTCGCTTTTGAGTACTCAGTGGCTCGATTCTCAAAGAAGTTAGTATGTTCAACCCCGTTGAGCATATAGTCTAACCATCCAAGAGGATTCTTCTCACTATGAAAGATTTTCTTCATGCCTAGACCTAGTAATCTTCGATCTGCGATAAAACGAATATAAGACTTGACTTCTTCTGGAGTTAAGTCAGGTACATCTGCACCCTCAAAACAAAGATCAATAAACGCATCTTCCAACTCTACAGTACGCTCCGCAGCACAATAGATTTCATACTTTAATTCATCGTTCCATAACTCTGGATTCTCTTGAATAAAAGTACGGAAAAGCTGGCTCATACCTTCTACGTGAAGACTCTCGTCTCGAATTGACCAAGTAACAATCTGACCCATACCTTTCATAAGGTTGTGACGAGGAAAGTTAAGAAGAATCGCAAAACTACTAAAGAGCTGTACTCCCTCTGTAAAACCTGAGTAAATAGCCATAGTCTTTGCTATGTCCATTTTTGTACTCATACCAAAGTTAGCAAGATGCTCATGTTTATCTAGCATCTCTTTATGCTCGTAAAACTTCTGGTACTCATCGTCATCAAAGCCAAGAGTCTCTAGTAGTAGAGAGTATGCTTCTTGGTGTACAGCTTCCATTGCTGCAAAAGCAGACAACATCATTCGTACTTCAGGCTGCTTAAATGTGGGCAGATAATGAGTAGCATAACCACAGCATACATCTACATCCGCCTGAGTAAAGAAACGAAATATCTGATTTACTAATCGTCGATTGCCAGGAGACAACTTTTCACGATAGTCTTTTAGGTCATCTGCCAGATTTACTTCATCTGGCAGCCAATGCATCTGCTGTTGAGCTTTATAATGCTCAAAAGCCCACGGATAGTTAAATGGTTTGTAATACTCTCTTTCTTCTAATAAATTGCTCATTCTACCCCTCACACGCTAAACAAGCGCCTTCGTCGATTGTCTCGAAAATATACTGCCTTAGTGCTTCTACTGATACGTTTTCAGCACGCTTTAACGCTTCGCTTCGCAAATAGTAAAGAGTTTTTACTTTTTGCTTCCAAGCCATCATGTGTACTGCATGAAGTTCTTGCTTCGATACATTTCCAGCAAAGAATAGGTTTAATGACTGAGCTTGACAAATTTCTTTCTGCCTATCTGCCGCCATATCGATAACCCATCGCTGATCTATTTCTACCGCTGTCTTGAATACATCTTTTGTCCAATCATCTAGAAAGTCTAGGTGCGCTACTGAACCGTTAGCGGTAGTAATGCTCTTCCAAACTTCTTCGGTATTGTATCCTATCTCATCCAAGTGATGCTCTAGATACTCATTCTTCATGAGCGAAGAGCCTGTTTTAGTTTTCTGTACATATGCATTAGCACGGTAGGGTTCAATACTTGGGCTAGTATTACCACAAATAATACTACTAGAAGCATTAGGAGCGATAGCCAATAAATGAGCATTGCGAACACCATGGCCAACTCCGTCCGGACACTCACCACGCTCTTTTGCAAGAAGTTCAGTAGCACGTTTTGCCTCCGATTTAATATGCTTAAACATTTGCATATTCCTGCCCTTTGCCATTGCACTCTCAAAAGCAATATTATGTCTTTGTAAGTGTGCATGAAAACCCATAGCTCCAAGGCCTATGCTTCTTTCTCTAAAGGCACTAAACTTGGCTTTTTCTAGCTCATCTGGGGCGTGTGTAATAAAATGTGTCAATACATTATCTAGCATTCTTACTAAGTCTGGTATAAAGCGCGGATCATCTCTCCACTCGTCATATTCTTCCAGATTTACACTTGACAAACAACAAACCGCAGTACGATCTTTATCTGTCGCAAGTGTAATTTCAGAACAAAGATTTGATTGACGTGCTACTAATCCGAGCTCTTTTTGGAACGAGGGTAACGCATCTTGTACAGTATCGCCAAACATAATGTAAGGCTCGCCTGTTTCAACACGATTTTGAATAAGTTTTACCCAGAGTGCCTTCGCGGATACAGTCTTAGTAACTCGCTTACTGTTTGGGTCAATTAAGTCCCAAGAGTCGTCAAATCCTTCAATTCGAGTAGCATTTTCGATAATTTCCATAAATTTATCACTAATTACTACACCGTGATGCAGATTAATAGACTTACGGTTAATATCTCCACCAGTAGGCTTGCGAATGTCTAGAAACTCTTCAATCTCTGGGTGTCCCATGTCAAGGTAAGCAGCATAGCTACCACGACGAGTAACTCCTTGAGAGAATGCTAGCATCTCTGCGTCGACTACCTTGAGAAAGGGTATCACTCCCGTACTTTCGGAGCCATTGCTCGTTTTCGAGCCTACACTCCTGACCCCGTCCCAGCTTCCACCAATACCTCCACCTACCGAGGATAGAAAAGCATTCTCAGTATAGTGAGAAGTAATCCCAGTTCGGCTATCGTCCACGTAATTAAGAAAGCAGCTAATGGGTAGTCCACGTTTTGTTCCTCCGTTGCTAAGTATAGGGGTAGAGAACATAAACCATAGCTTACTAGCATAGTCGTATAGCCTCTGTGCGTGCGCTTCGTCATCTGCAAATGTTTTAGCTGCTCGTGCAAAAGCATCTTGGGGAGAGATTTCTCCATCCACCAGGTACCTGTCTTCTAGTGTTTTAATACTGAATTCTGAGAGGTAGTTGTCTCGTCTATAGTTTATATCTATATTCATTAATCAAATTTCCGGCGTATGTCTGCTATATTATCAGAGCCTATTGCATCATCGCAATATGTTATCAAATCCATCAACTGATAATTAATTAACAGTTGCTCCCCACTTTCATTTAATGCCTCTATATATTTGTACCTACCATCTATAGGTAGGCTGTTGTAGATATCCATTGCATCTCCGTATTGGCGTATCAAGTCTTGTGCGCGTTTTGGACCGATGCCTGGAACACCTGCAACATTATCGCCTTTATCTCCTGTTAAACATTTTAACGATATATACTCTTCTCTAGTAACATCATAGTGCTCGTGCCAGTTATCTATAGTAACTTCCTTCCTCGTCACATAAGAAAATCTAGCAACTCTTTCGTCTATTAGCAAGTCCCAGTCACGGTCGCTAGATATTAACCACATATCTCCAAGACCATACCTTTTTCGGTTTTTTACTAAGTGTGCTGCTATATCGTCAGCCTCTACACCTTGATACCGAAGAACTGGAAATTTATCAGCAAGTACCTCTAAAGTATTCTCAAACTCCTCGAAGAAGTCTGCAAATGCTTGCTTCTCTTCTTCTGTCTGCTCTGCGTACTTATCCTTACGATTTTGCTTGTACTCAGGAGAAATTTCTCGACGATAGGAAGAGGATCCCTTATCTGAAGTAATAATTATATTACTACAGTCGTAAGACCTAGCAAGAGACTCTACAGTTCGTACATAGTCGTCACAAAAGTCTGTACGTCCCTGATGTTTCCATCGGAACGCTAAGTTAAGTGCGTCTATGACTATTGTAGCGTTTCTGCCTGATCCGGTAATTTTATCTGAAAAATTAAATGCCATCTAGTATGTTCCTAAAAATTTTATTTCTTCTTGTTCTAACCATTCTTCAGCAACTATTATATAACAATTTAGCCAAGAAATAAAGAAATATTTCAAGCATTGCTCCGGTTTAATTCGAGTTACAACAAACACCTTAGACCTGTTGTATTTAAAAAATAACATTGGTTCTTGCCCGCCGTTCTCTGCTTGTAACTCTACTTTAGTCCACCATCGGATTAGGTTATTAGTCTTTTCTGCGGTAAACATTTTATCGTTTAACGGAGACTCTGAATAGTTTTTAACTTCTATACAGAATATGTTTTTCTCGTTAGGGACGTATAAATCCCCTTTTAAGTACTCAAGAGCACCCGAAGCGGGTACTCTCTCGAACTTAAGCCCTGTATGTTCTCGAAGCATATCTCTTACGAGATATTCTCCTCGTGCACCTTTTGCTCTTGAATCAACCATATCATTTTTCTAGTACGCTTATACTGCCTTTCTTTACAATCTCTATCTTCTCTAGCAGCGGGTGAGTCCAGCCATGACTTACAACGTAAGTATTTAGCTCTTCCTCTCCTAGTAATACTTCTACTAGCTTTTCCCTGCCCTGATCATCTAGTACATTGAGAACTTCATCAAGGAATAGTATGTTTAATTTAGACTTAGATATACTGCTCATTAGCTTACGAATGGCAATAAGAGTTGCAGTATTAACTCTTGCTA